GCCCATATTCTTATTTGTTCTGCATATATCTCAAACTCTTTTGTGTTTAGAGATGTTGTGCTTACTATTTTATTTAGTCCTATCTTTCTGTCGTTTATCTCTATCATTTGCCATTCATTTAAAAACTTTGCTCTTAGTATATCGTGCATCTCATCATTAAAATATCCTAGTTCTTCAGCTAATACTTGCACTATACACTTCCAATAGTAATTGTTTTGTACGTTTGATCTTGTGTTTCTGTGTTTCTTAACCTCTACAGTATATGGACTTTCTATATCTTTTAAATAATTTACTAATTGCATTTTATCTTTTTTATCGTGAATTACAAACTTCATTGTTTTAATATGTCTTTTGCTCTACTCCATAGCTTATTGTTTTTACTTGATAGAGTAGGTTCTGTTCTTTTTAGTTGTGGAAAGCCGTTAAATTGTTTAGCTACTTCTTGCATATAATCTCCACATTCAGGACATTCAGTACCTATGTTTACTACACGACCATCTATTACTTTCATTACAACTTTGCTTAACTCTTTTTGTATTTCGCATTTGTTACATTGATATATTAGCATAATTATTTTTTAAGTTTTAATTCTTCTAACTCAAACTGCAAATGTGCTATCGCTTTTTTTATACATTCTTCAGGTCTTTTATGTTTAAAGTTTGCTCTTAATAAATAAGTTACTGCGTTACCTACATTAAAAGAAAGTTCCCAATCTGATACAACTTTCCTAGCTTCGTATTTATAATTTTTTCCTATGTAGTATTTTGGTATTCTTTTATCTTTCATATTCTTTTACTATTTTTTTTATTCCTTGAAAGCAGTTGTTTAGACAAGTTCCACAATTACTTGTAGGTTTGTAATTAGTTTTGTATATAGTATTATGTAACTCTATCATTTTCTTTTTTGCTTCTACATTTTTTGCTACTCCTGTTTTTATATCATTCCATAGTACAATACATTCTTGTATTAATTCTGTAGGTATGCCTGTGTCATTTTGTTTGTAAGGGAATAACTTATTTAGTTTTTCTTGTCTTTCATCACATCCACAATCTTCTGCACCTGCTACTTGTGCTATCTTCTTAGCTAGTTTATCTATTTTAGTTGCAGAAGTTATCTTTTTTATAGTATCTCCTAAACCTTTTGATTTTTCATTTAATTTCATTATCTAATTGTTCTTTAAGATATTCTCTTACTTTGTCTATAGTTGTAAACAAACTATTTCTACTTATACCTGTTTTCTTAGCTAGTCCTGTTAATGTGTTACCTTCGTAGTAATACAATTTAAATACATCACGATCATACCAATATACATTCTCTAATGCTTTGTCTATTTGTTCTAGCTTTTGCCATTGTTGGTATTCTTCAGGATTAGGTATATTGTATAGATTTTTTTCGTTTGAAGTTTCTCCACTTTCTGTAATGTCGTATGTTATACTACTAGCTTGTGCATCTAAGTTAGTATAGTATTTTTTATACTTATAATAGTAAGGACTTCTAGGACTTGTAAAACTTCTTCTTAATACGACTGCACCATATCTTACTAAACCTTTCTGTCCATCTTTTTCATATATATCTTTAAGAACTGTAGGGTTCATTTGCAAAAAATATAACATAAGTTCTTGTACTGCTTCGTTTATTTCGTTTTCATCAAGAGTAAAAGAGTAGGACATATCTATAAATGTCTTTCTACAATCTGCTACTACTTGATATATTTTATTCATTATTATTTTCTATCTCTCTTAAATCTCTAACTAATAATTCTAGTGCGTTGTCAAGTAATAATTTATATGCCCTTATTGCTTCAAGGTTTCTTTTTGTTTGTATTCCTGCAAAATATCCATTTACCATAACAGAAGTGTTTATAGGTATAATCATTAACCAATCATTCCAATTACCTTTCTCTACATCTTTACCATAACTATTGTGATACTCAATGACAAGACCTAAAACTTCTTTAAAATTATTATATTTAGTTTGTGATGATATTTCTTTAACAAAAGTTAGCATTAGATTTAAATAATCATTTACTATTATTTGATGTGTAGTGTTTGCAAATATTGGTTTGTCCATATCCAAATATAGAAAATTAATTACTCTATATTCTTTTCCTTTTTTATTTTATTAACAAGGTCTTTGTAATAACTTATCTTTTCTGTGTAATCTACTCTAGTCATTTTTACATTTACCTTTGACAAATATTCTAATTCTTCAGCAGTACCTAATCCATACTTAGCATCTAAATACATTCCAAACTTATACTGCTCTCCTGCATTAAACATATTACACTTTACACATTGTACTTGACAATTCTTTTCATCCCATCTTGTGTTGTGATGCCTACGAGATTGAAAATGACCACATTGCATACCTGATTTATAATGTGCAATCTTACCACAAGTAAAGCATTGAGTAACTCCCATATCTGTAGCATCTCTTAATCTAATATATTTAGAAAACCAACTATCTAATTCTTTTTTAAGTTTACTTACAGGTTTTTTTATCCCCATATTAACTTTTGTTCAAACTGTGGTTTTGGTTTAAAGTATAAATATTTTGCTACTGTAGTTTTTCTA